GCCATATTTATTGCGAGATACTAATTTGGGTGGACAATTCTTACAATCTGCGCCAAGAATATCTTCTGTGAAAGTTATATTTGGAGGTATAATAGTTGTTTCTGTTTCATTCATATTCAAATGATACAGTATATATTATTGTTTGTCAAGTTTGAATATGTAAAAAGAATCTGAATCTTTCCAAAAATCTTCATTATCTACAACTTTATTATCTCTAGTAGTATTCAGCCATTGATATTTAGAATCAAATTGACCTTTAACTGAAACTAAAATTCTACTAGACTTATAATATAAATCTTTAATGTCATCTATATTCTTTGTTGGGTATTTCTTTTCTAGAATTAAACCATAATCCATATATTCCAATTTATATTCATTTAGCTTTTTGCCATCTAAATAAGATATCATAGCATATGGAATACCACGATTTTTAAGATTTTTAATGAATTTATAATCATTGTTTTCATCTACAATATATATTACTTGCGCTACATTAGATTTAAAAGCACTCAATAAGTCTAAGTTAATTGGCTTATCTGTAAAGACCAAGCATTTCTTTTGTTGCAAAAACGCATGAAGCACTTCTTCATTAAATACATAATCCATTCGAATAATTGGATTATCAATTGGAATTACTTGAGGATTAATTAAACCATCTGGAATAATTTCTAAACTTTTATTTGAATAGCCTTCTCCAAATTGAATTGTTGTTGACATATTCTTAAATGGTATATCTAATAATTTTAAAACGGATTTAGCAATTTCTTCTGGCTTAATTGTATTGATTGTTTTAGGAAACTCGTCAAAACTATAAGATGGCTTTTTGCCTTTGCGATCTGCTTCAATTAAGATATGATTCTTTTTATCTCCCCAATACGGTCCCATATTAGTTGAGTTTGTATTAGAATAAATTGATACAATCTTTTTATCATAGGATGAACCTAGATGAACTGGAAAGCTGTCTACTCCTACATGAAGCATAGTATGCTTAATAACATAAGCTAATTGATTTAAAGATGTCATTCCTAAAGTAGACATAACATTACCAAGTGGTTCGTCTTCTTTTGTGCCGACTTGTAATATTTTGATGTTATTTTCTTGTAGGATTGGATTTAAAATATCAACAACTTCCTGCCAGTATAGATACTTTCTAGATGGATACTTTACTTCTTTATGAATTGTTATATATCTATCTATATCAAGAGGAAAGAATTTTTCATATATAAATGGTTTAGATATAGTTAAACCAGAATTAGCTGCGTATGTTTCTACTAGTTTCATTTTTTATTTAAATCGAATGCAATTCGATCCTTTCCATTATGAATATAAGTTAAAATTCTTTGAGTATTAACGTGAGGAATAAAAGCTATTTCAAAATAACCTTGATGATCTCCAGCGCCTTCTAGCCATAATAATTGATCCATTTGTGGATTATATGGTATAACTTTATGTATATGAGGATTGCCTTCTAATATAGGGAAGAAATTAGGTTTAGTTGCGACATAAAGATTATACTCTGGATAAGTTTCTTTTAAACTATCAAATAGTGCGGTAATCATAAATACATCTCCTGCGCTTTCTGGCATTACATAAAGTATTCTTTTACCTTTATCATCTTTATCTAAAAGATCTTCAAAAGATGTTTGTTTATTCTTTTCGTTGTCTTTAACAGCTACATCTCTGAAATATTTTTCAATATCAATTCTCTTAGCGCCTTGCTTCAATTGTTGCATCCAATATTTATGCCCCTCATCTTGATCATTAACATCTGGAGCTTTTAAAATTTTATGATATAAAGAACTAATCCATTGAGAATCATCTTTAATATCTTCTACTTCAATATATGGATCTTTTTGCTCTTCTTTACTTAAATCAAAATCATAATTAACTTCTGGAGCTTCATCAATAAATTTCTCAATAAATTTTCCAATATTTTCTACTGCAAAATTTTCAATAGTCCATTCTCTAGCTTTCTTTCCCATTTCTCTTCTCTTGCTTGGTGCAAGATTATATACTTTATTTATTTGTTTCGCTATAGAAGATGGTTTGGTTGAAGCTTTAATAAATTCTGTTCCATGCTCTCTGTATTCAGTCCATTCTAATGGTAGGCTATAGGCTTCATCTTTGCACATTTCTTCACCACAACTATAATCTGTTACAAGAGTAATAAGTTCTGTTAGTTTAGCTTCTTGAATTGGAATCTCTTGTCCACCACTTGTAAAGGGATGGCAATAAACATCCATAAGATTATAAACTTCATTTAATTGTTCCTCTGTAACTCCAATTCCAACATTAGTTGTTGTTTGAGTTTTTTCCGCTTTACAAATTGGACAATTTAAATCTTGACCTTGAAATGGTTTGATTTCATAGTTTAAACAATTCTTACAAACATAAGTAGTTAAAATTTCATTCTTAGGAACACCATATTCATCTGCTAATTTATAAATATTCCATCCTTCGCTCCAATGAGTATGCAGAAGTAAGAATGTGTTTTTAATTTGTGGATTACTTCTTTTCCAAAGAGCATATCCTTCAAGTAAATTAGGCACGCTTTTTCTTAATTGATTTCTAAAAACGAACCCTATAATAAACGAATCAGCAGCAATATTAAATCTTTTTCTAATATTTAATCTTTGCTCATCTGGTAATCTGTGGAAATTACTTGTCTCAATTGGTCCATGTACAGTTTTAACATTTTCGTGACCCATTTGATGTAATGCTTTAGTAGCGAAGTCACTCCAAATCCAATAGTTTTTTACCTTTTTTGCGGCTTCAACTGCTGATGGAAGAATTGGCAAAGAGTCAAGAGTCGTCCAAAGTACAGAATTAGTTTTATTAAACCATTTTTTAGGAATAGCAAAATCAATTCCCCAAATATCTTGAACAGCAATATAAACATCTGGCTTCTCCTCTGAGATTACTCGGTCCAAAAGGTGTCCACCATATCCAGCTAATCTAGCCATATGAGGATCTTTATTTAATTGCTCAATTTCTTGAGGATTATCTGGAAGAGATCCTACTGATTTCCAAGGAGTTTTCTTTAATTCTGGATGAGAATATTGAAGACCGCATGCATAACTAACTACTTCATACTTACCAGTTTTATGCAAATAAGATAGCAAAGCTCTACAAGCTCTACCAAATCCTGTTTTAGCTAAACTAAAATCAGATTGATAAACTATCTTCTTTTTCTTCATTCAATTACCAAAGGTCTGAATCTTCGTCTACTTGATTATTAGGCTTTTCTTCTTTAACTGCATTTGGTGAATTTTTAAGCTTCTTAATTGTTTCAATTCTTTGAGCTTCAAATGTAGAATTTAATGCGTAACTTATAAACTCTCTAATAAGGCGAGCCTCATTGAAATAAAATCCAATTAAATAAGATTGCTTGTTTTCGCTATTTTGCTTATCTTCTTTATTAACTGAATAAGAAAATCCAACTTGTTTATCTTCTCGGATATATGGACAGAACTTAATTCTAGTAGTTTGCTTTTCAGAAGTATGATAAGCTGAAAATTCAGTATTTCTTTCAATTGCGTCTAGAATACCAGCAGCTTCTGTAAGAGAGAACTTAACTTTAACGCTCTTATTTGGATTATTTTGATTATCGGAAAATGATCCAATCTTTTTAGCCTCGTTCCAAGAGGATTGCTTAATTAATGAACCCCAAATTGAGGCATCTTTTGTATTTACTGTGAAGCTACAGGCAGTACCTGTATTTTTACTATTTGGTTTATAAAATGATATCATATATACGAATGATAACAGATATGTATTAAAGTGTCAAAATTTTTTTATATATTTTTAACTTCGCTAAGTTTCATATATATTTCATGATCTTGAATAGCTGCTAAATTGGCAAATATACAATCTTCTTTCTTTACTCCTTTAACTATAACTATATTATTTTCTTCATAGTTTCTCTTGTTATTTAATGTCTTATTATTTTCGATATTATCATTAAACATTAATACGTTAATAACATTGGTTTCGTCTGACATTTTAATCTTTAAGAACTTAGTCTTTTTCTCATTTTTAGCTATACCAGAATAAACCTCTTGAACTTCTCCAATAAATGCAACTTTTGAATTTACTGGCAGATCTAGTATCTCATTAAGCGAAGATAAGTCCTGTCTCTTTTCTTGGAATATTTCTCTTAGTGATTTTTCATAAGAGTAACCTAGTAATCTCTTTTCATAATACCAATTAGCAAAGCTTTCGCTTTTACTATTTTGATTATATATCTTTAGATATGGTTCGTATCTCTTTTTAATTGTATCGAGTCTTGTGCCTTTGATAATGACTTTGCCTTTTTCATCTGTGAAAGTATTAAGATGTTTAATAATTTTAATTAAATCATAATCAAACTTTTCTGCAAATGAAATACAGAACTTCTTTTCTTTAACGCTTAAGATGTTCCATAGTTGAGCTTCTAATACTACTTTGCTTCTAGATTGCTTAAAGCCAATTAAAGCTCCAGCTTGAATCAATGAAGATAATACTCCAATATTAAGATCTGCTTCTTCTGCTGCTTGGAATATCTCAAACTTGTTTGAGTATTTGTTTCTGAAGCTATTCAACTTTTCAATTGATTTATCTGAAATACCTTTTACAGAAAGCAATCCAAATCTAATATCTTCACCTTCTATTGAGAAATCCATTTCAGATTTAATAATATGTGGTCTTAGAAGTCTGATTCCAAATGCTCCCATTTCTTTTTGAATCTTAGATATTTCACCAATTGGATCTGGTTCGTGTCTTGTCATCTTTAGCAAAGATAAGAAGAATTGTTGTGGATGATTGAACTTAAGATAAATAGTAATTGCTGCTAGAGCTGCGTATGCAATTGAGTGTGATTTATTAAAAGAATAGTTAGCTGAATCTTCAAGAATCTTCCAAAGAATTTCTCCTACTTCTTTTGGTAGTTTATTCTTCTTACATTGATTTTCGATTTTAGCTTTCCAAGCTTTGATTTCTTCTGTTTTCTTTTTACCTACGATTCTGCGTAAAATTTCTGCTTCATCTAATGTAAAGCCCATCTTATGCGCCATCTTCATCAATTGCTCTTGATACAAAGCAACTCCACCAGTATCTTTTAAGATGTCATCGAAAAATGGATGTATACTTTCTGATTGTTGATAATTTGTGTGAGCTGCATATTTATCTGCGAATTGCAAAGCTCCAGGTCTGGCTAGAGCTAACACTCCACTAAGTTCTTCTAGATTTTTTGGCTTAACCTTTTGGCAAACTTTAAAATTAGTTTCTGCTTCGATTTGGAAGAGACCATGGGGATTTCTTAAGTCTTGCAGATTACGATAAATAGATTCATGATTTAAATCAATATCTCCAATCTTAATTCCAATGCTTTTACAAACGTCATCTACTACGGAAACGCTTCTTAATCCTAGAATATCCAACTTGATATTAAATAAGCTAGCCCAATTCATATCAAAACTTGATACCGCTTCCTTATCGCTAGAAAATTCTGTTGGGCAAGCTGTTTCTAACTCATCGTGAGAAAGAAGAACTCCAGAAGGATGTACTCCTTTATTCTTGACAAGGTTTCGCAACTTTAAAGCTATTTGATAAATCTCTTCGTTTTCATCACACCACTTTTTGAATTTAGGAACTTCTTCATAAGCAGTTTCAATATCTTTGACTTGACCGAATACTTTTGGAATAAGAGAAGATACTTCAGTCATCTCTTGATCTGTTTTTTCGCCAATAATCTTGCCACACTCCTTAATAAGGAGTTTTCCGCTAAGAGTATTTAAAGTTAATATCTTACTTGTTTTGCCTTTGAACTTCTCTTCCAAATACTGTAATACTTTATGACGATTATAATAACAAATATCCAAATCAACGTCACACATCAAACTACCATCTAAATACGTTACTCCATCAATAACCTGCTTTTTAGCACGAATCTTGGATATAAATCTTTCGAAATAAAGGTCATATTTAACTGGATCAATATTAGTTACGCCAATTAGATATAAGATTAATGAGCCAGCAGCTGAACCTCTGCCAAGACCTACTGGGATATCGCTTTCCTTGCAATAATTAATAACATTCCAAACCAATAGAATATAATCAACAAACTCCAATTCTTTAAGAGTATCTAGTTCATGCTTTGCTCTATCAATATATTTCTTGTATTCTTCGGTATCTTTCTTTAGATTTAATTGCTTAAAACCTTTAAGAGCTAATGCTTTTAAGAAATCGTAATTCGATGAGTCTTCACTTATCTCTAGTTTATGCTTATAAACATTATCAATAGTAAACTCTGGAAGTCTTACTCCGTGAAGAGGAAGGTTTATGTTTGAAAAATTACTATCAAAGTCTTTTTTATTCATCATCTGACTCTTCTTCTCTTTCTATATTATCTATTTCTTTATTGAAAGCTTCTAGTCCTTTAGATAAAACTCTCATTGACTGAGCGTTTTTCAGATAGTAAAATACATCAGCTTTACCTTGCTTCTTACCTTTGGTAATTGTAATTAAAAGATATTCGATATTACTATCTTCTAATCTCTGTGTCATGTCATATACGTCGTCTAATGATGCCATATTTTATACCTCTATTTGCCATTTCAATTTATTCCATACTTTTAAATTTAAGTCAAGATCATTTAAAGCATCATGAAGTTTATCATAATCATGTTCTATGCCATTTTCTTTTCCAAGAAATGACAAAGAGCTTTTAACATCTTTTCTTCTAGTATGATATATTTTGTATTGATATTCTAATAAATTTTCATTTGCCTTATAAGGCATATTATACTTGACTCCTCTAGCCATACAATTTGTATCTATAATCTTTGGCATTAGATGTTCCCAATGACATCCCATGCTTTTATATAAATCTTTAATAAGATTGACATCAAATCCTAAGATGTTGTGACCTACGATATAATCAGCATGATCTAACCAATCTTTGATAGTTGGAAAAGCGTCTTTAATATTCAAGCCATCTCTTTGAACTTTCTTATGGTCGTATCTGGTTATTCTTGCTGCGTCTTGACTTATCTTTAATTTAGTATCCCAATTAATATAATAATTTTTGCTATCTAGTTTAAAATCTCCTTTAGCTTTAATCATACCTATTTGCCAAGGAAGATTATGGCAGAAGTTCAAACATAGATTAAATGTTTCCAAATCAATAAGAACAAATGTTTTCTTCTTATCGTATCTTAAAAGATGCTCATCCATTTTTAGTTTTCTCCTGCCAGCTTTCGAAACAGAAAGTGTCGCTTGTCATATGCTCTAGTTCTGGTTTATTCAATGAACTTCTATTATTAATGCATCTGAAAGTTAAATAAGCTTTAAAATCTTTTTTGGTTTTATAGAAAATACTTTTAACATTAAGCATTTGAGCAGATATCTTGTTGCAATATTCTGTTAGCTTATTCTTTAATAGATTATCGAATGGCATTTCGTTGTCTTCTACAAAGAAGATTGGTTTAGTGAAATCTAGTTCTGGAATACATAACGAACTTCTCAATAGGTTATTATAAATAAAAGAATCATAAAATGGAACGCAAAGCATCAAGTCTTTATCTGACCAGTTTTCCTTTAATGTCTTGTAATCAATTCTTGGTTCGTAATAGAATCCATCTTTAGCTGCGATACTAAATAGTTTGATTAATTTTCTATATCCATTTTCATTTTTAAAGAAGATAATGATCTTAGAGTTTTTAGCTCTTGATTCATCACTCTTTTCAGTAATGCTATCTGTCACAGTTAATCTCAATCCATATCTTAAATTGATATCATATTTTTTAGTATTTGTATACGCTTGAAGAAATGAACTCATATTATCTTCTACTAAATATACTTCTTTCAGCTTGTTCTCTTTAGCAATATCAATAATTGAGTCTGGATAAGTCTCAGAGGATTCCTCATCCTCTAGAGTAAGAATAGATCTTCCAATACTGTAATGAGACTTAAATATAGGTAAAATATCCATCATGTAATTGTAATATTAATTTATTTAAAAATCAATCTAAAAAGTCGTCAGTTTTATCTCTTATAGTTTTATCCAAGAAATCATCTGCTGCTTTTGGTTTATTCCATTTTGGACAACCTTCGTAACTTCTTTTCTCTACTGTAAATCCTTCGGCATCTTTAAATTTATCAGTTAAACTAGATTCTACAATTTCGCCCTTATTATTTAATTTTACATAATATTCATAAGGATCTTTATATGGACACCTCCAGCCTCCGACTTGACACATCCATTTATTCTTTTGATTATCTATTGCAAAATTAGCTTTAGCAGAATTTTCATCAAAGTTATTAACATATTCATTAATATGTTCTAGGTAATGCTCGAATCCTTTGATTTGATTATCGTCAAATTGTAATTCTTGGAATGGTTGTTTAGGAAATCTTAAAAATAAGAATTTAACAACTGGCTTAAGTTTCGGCCATAGCTTTTTACTCGCAAGACTATACATCATAGCTTGTAGATTGGCTTGAAGGTCATCTCCTCTAAACTTATACTTGGAACTCTTGTAGTCGATTATATGCATTTCTTTTTTGGTTTTAATTGGCTTGTCGATAAAGCCCTTAATATGATATTTAGGATTCTCATTCTGAATATCAAATGCATATTCTGGTTTAACTATTTTACCATCTTCTCCAAAGAAGTCATTCTTTAATCCAACGAGTATCATCTCGTCTACTAGCTCGTAATTCTTTGCGTCGAGTCCAACTTTTGCAGAAAGCTTTTTGACTAATCTTGATACAGCTTTATCTCCATTGATTGAATTATCCTTAATGATTCTTTTGTATTTTGGAAGATGTTTTTTATTTAGAAGTAATTCAAAAATAGTGTGACAAATTGTACCACGCATAGCTCCATCATTTTGACTTTGAGGAACTTTGGTATGATAATTATTCCAATAGACCCAAGAGCAAGTCTCTAAGGTTTTAATTCTAGAAGCAGATAATGTTTTTAAAGGCTTTGCTTCCATTGATTAATTTCTTCAGAATTCATTTCGCCAAAGTCTTTTTTATTTGGCAAGGCTATTTTGATTTGTTTTGCATCGAAGTATCTTAAAAGTTTGCTCTTAGCTTTATCTGCTGCAAAATTTCCAGCACTGTTCTTTTGAGCGTCATTATTAAATGAAATATAAATTGTATTTGGGTCAATCTTTAATAAGAAGTTGAGTATAGAGATGCTTACTTCGAGTCCAAATGTTACTACTGTATTTCTAATATCATTCTGCCATAAAGATAAACAGTCTCCAATACTCTCAATTAAGATAACTTGCTTTTGTTGTTTGATAGCTTCTATATTTAGATTAACTGGATAACACCAACTGCTTTTATCTCCTAAATGTTTCCACTTGATTTTACTTGTATTCGTAACGTCTCTTCCAGAAAAACCAACAATTTCTTTTTTACTATTAAATATTGGAAATACATATCTATTTTTCATCTTGCCAGCACTAGCTATTCCACCATTGAATAATTCAATTGTTTCTTGGTTGACTCCTCGGTTAATCCAATAGTTGTGATCTTTGTTAAGTTTTAACAATAGCTCTTTATCAAAGATTTTATTTTCTTTGAGTTGAGGTTTATTTTCTTGAACTGGAACTACTTCAAAATTCTTTTGTTTGAGCCAAGTCTTTGCTTGTTCGTTTGTATCTAGTTTCAAACTCATCTTAATAAGAGTAGCGAAGTCGCCACTTATGTTCTCTTTAAAGTCTACCCAAAATCCAGTATCTTTATATATTCTTAATACAGTATCATTATCGCTATCTCTGTAAATAGGTTTAGTTCTGTATTCTCTGCCGAAATCTTTAAGAGAATAACCAATATTAGTTAATATCTGATGTATATTATTTACTGTTTCTTCCATTGTAGTGCCTCCGAAATAATTGGAAATTGTTCAATAAATATCTTCTTGCATTCATCTGCAATTACTCTATGTTCTTTTTGAGTATTTTGTTCGGTTCTTAATTCAAGATAATGAACCCAACTTCTTAATGAGCCTTTCATATACATTGTAGTTTCAGTTGTAAGTGGGAGAATCATTCTTGCTACTTCTTTTGCGATCCCATTTTCAATCATTGTATCATAACAATGCTGACTCATAGATAAAGTTTCTGCGACTAGATGATTAAGATTATCATATGCTGGATGATCTTTTGAAATTAATTTTTCACCAACTTGCCTATTTTTATCTCCTTGGAGCCTCAACTCTACATCTTCAAATTGGTTTGCCACGCTATATCTTTGACTAAATTCTTGGAACGAAAAAGAACGATGCCTTAAAATTTGAGCTGCAATTGCTCTGCTTGTTTTAATTTCTACAGTCATATCGACCATTTCAAATGGGCTCCAATGTTTATGTTTAATTAAAAACGCAAGTAGTTTTGGAGATGTTTCAGAATTCATTTGATTTGATGGATTACTAACTCTAGCGCAATAAGCTACTAGCTCTTCTGATTTATCAATTCCTTCTATATTAGGTTGGGTGACTGATACTAGTTTTACGTTCACAATACTTCTCCATCATTTCGATTTGTATCATTTAATTCATATTGCTCTCTTTGTCTTTGAGCAATTGTTTCTAATGAACCGCGTTCTTCAATTTTAAAGTTTTGAACATTGTAATTTAAATAGTTTTGAGCCCAAATCTCTTTTCCAGTTGGATCTAATCTTCTAACTAAATCTTGGTGACCAGCAGCTTCTTTACCTTGGAATCTGGTTTTTGTTGGAACAAGTTTATGAGTTCCAAATTGTTGGCCATCAAGAGCTAGTTCGTCTAATGTCTTTCTTCTAAAGATTGCTACAAATGATGCGAACCATTGTAATCTATCTGATAAAGCGATAGCAGAACTATCATCAATTACTGCTGAAGAGTTTCTATTGAAATTTTCTCCAGTACGATTCAATTGCATCGCAGTAATAACTGGACAATGTATTTCTTCTGAAATTCTTTTTAGCTTATCAATCTTATCGCCAATAGCTTGATGCTCTGCCCAATTTTGCCCTACCTTTTCACCAGTAAGTTTAACATAATCATAAGCGATCAATGCTTGATTTCCTCTGCCGACTTTAGAAAGATACCATCTTCTAATAATAGAACAGATTTGATCAATGTTCTTAGAGCCAACATGATAATGATAATATTCGTAATTCTTAACTTTGACCCATGCTTCTCTAACTTTTTTAGTCATGTCTTCATTCCTGCGCCAATTACCAGTTTCAAGATACCACATTGGAACACCAGAAAGTGAAGATACCATTCTTAATTGAATATCAAATGTTTGCATTTCAGTATCCAAGATTAATGTTTTAGTCTTATTCTTTGAATTAATACTTGCGTTAAAACATATGTCATTAATCCATGTGGACTTTCCTTGACCTGGCCTACTTACAATAGCGTAAATATTTCCATTCTTTAAACCACCATAAAGTCTATTAAATTCTGGATATGAAGTTACCAGTCCGACTTCTTCTTTAGGATTGTTTCCAATTTCTTCGATGATATCTTCTACGCCTTCGAATAGATTAATTGGTTCATCATTTGAAATATAAGATGAAATCTTTTGATTGTAAATTGAATCTGCTTCTGCAATAATTTTATCTACTGCTTCATCTCCACTTTTGCCAACGAAAGTTTTTAGCTTGTCTGCTGTTTGACTTATTTCTCTTCTGATTCTTAATTTAACTAATTCTTTACAAGCTGACATCGTAGCCTCTTCTGTGATTTGAGAGAACGAAAGATTATCAATATAATCGTAAATATTAATATCATCTTTAAATGAAATACCAAGATTCTTGATCTTTTCAGCTAATAATACTTTATCTACTTTTTCACCTTTATATCTTGTGTTCTTGTAAACTGCGTATACAATCGAATGTACTTCATGAAAGAAGTCTGATTCGTTTAAGAAAACATCAACATCTGCGAACAGATTCTGATATTTAATAAGCCCACTTAATACGTGTCGTTCAACCTGCGAAGAATAAATCATGCTTTATACATGATACCATCTTATAAATTAAAAGTCAATAAAGTTTAATCGTTTTCTTCTTCGCCTGAATCGTCTTCTTGGTTTCTACTTTTGTTATCTTGTTGTAAAATAGCATCTGCTGTAGCATCCATATTTATTTGATCAATTGTGCTACTCCAAGAACCAAGATAATATAAAAGTGCCATAGCATTCATTTGATTATCGAATTTTGTAAAGACTTGAGGCTCGCCCTTGGAATTAAAATTAAATAAAATATATCCACCGAAACTACATTCATCTAGTTGCTTTAATAGATTATTAGGAAAATTGAACTTTTTATTTTTAGCCACTAGCTAATTTTACACTTAAATAATTAATATTCCGCACTTTTCTTCTATATATTGTGGTGATAAAGACTTAAGATCGTCCTCATATAGTTCAAGGAATTTAAATTCATTCATTTCAAGCCACTTTACCTTTTTTACATCTCTTTTTATACTTTGAAGATATTTTAATCGTGAATTATCATGAAAGAACTTATTAAAAGACTCATGTTGATTACCTTGAATCTCAACTGCTATCTTTTTAGTTGCATTTAATAAATCAACTTTAAGCATGCTTCCGTAAACTGGAAACTCTTCATAAACTATATGATTCTTCCAGTATGGATAAAAGAACTCTTTAAATTTAAACTGTAATTTACTACGGCTCTTGCCTTGCCAATCTATTAGAGAATTTCTTACATTTTTATTAACGAGCTTGCCGTTAATATTTAGTAACCTCATGGTGTAAGTGTTTTTATGAATTTATCGTAGAAGTAATCAACAATAGATTTATGTTCTTCAAGATATGATCTTAGATTATCTATGCCTTGATGTTGCTTCTTGAGTTCAAGATTTTGTTGTTTGAGTTCTTCTATGATCTCGTCAGAGAAAGTCACCCATGCACCTTTAGCAACTGCAAATTCCCAAGCTAACATTTGATCAATAACTTCGTATTCTTTCCAAACTGAAGATCCATCTTTACGGCCATACTTAATTGGATATTGCACTTTTGAATTTGTGGATTCATTAGTTGATTTCTTGATTGCAATTTTAACATTATGTCCAATGATTTTATTTTTTACTGGATCGTACCTATCATTTGGTTTTTCAAGGATAAGGTCTTTGTTGAACTTTGGTTCAAATTCAAGAATCCAATTAGCAAAATGTAATAATGCATTTCCACCAGTAGCGGTAGTTTGACGAATATCTTTATTCGCTGCGTAAGGATCAAGTTTAATATCAGATCGGACTTGACTAATGAAAATAGCCATGTGACCACGTTTGGAAAGAGCAAGAGAAATCTTCTTCATTAACATTGATGAGATAACTGCTCCTCCTGCTACCTTTGTAGATTCTGTCATGCTTTTTTGAGAATCACCTTTAGTCATTAATCCGTCAACTGAATCAAGAATAAAAATGTATCTTTTATTTTCATCATTAGATTGAATGAGGTCTTTCATTAATTCTGAAACGGTTTCAAAAATATTACATTCAAATACAAAGCAAGTTCCGTCAACCCATTCTTTAGGGTCAGTTACAAACTTAATTCCAGATCGTTCTTTAACTTCTTTACTCAATCTTCCCTCTGCTTTAAAAAGTAAAGCTCTAGAGTTTTCTACTGATTTAAGAAAGTTCTTTGTTACTTCAAGTGCTTCTGAAGTTTTGCCGCCTTCATTCATTCCAATAAATCTATGTAACCCTGGACATAGACCACCACCTGTAGCGATATCCAGGTTCAAGCTACCAGTAGATACCTTGTAATATACCTCTTCTTCAAAATTGTAATGATCTTCTTTATTGTCTTTTAAAAAAGATAATAGTCTATCTGATGCACTTGGACCAGATGATTCAATGATTTCTTCTTTAGATTTTTTTGCCATATGATATAAATTCTAACAGACTTTTGGGCTTTTGGCAAACTTTTTTATCTTCTCCAGCTTTATTTTCAGTAAGAACGATATTGTCGGGCTTCTTATCTAATGATAAATCATTCTTCTTTTGCTCAATAGCTAAGAAAGCTTTGCCTTCATCTGTTAAAAACCAGGCTAGACTAGGTAATTTTAATTGTTTTAAACTATTCCAAAAAGAATACCCTTTATAGGTTTTAATTAAGCTCTGAGCTATCTTGATCTCTCTGGCCCAATTTACATTATCTTTAATATATTTCTTGACTATAAATTGGCAAAGTTTATGGCTTGTAATTTTCAATATCAAATTCTACCATCTTTTTAACCAAATTGTCAAATGAAATCTTTGGCTTCCAGCCTAATTCATTTCTCGCCTTTGTTGAGTCTCCTAGTAATAGCTCTACTTCTGCTGGTCTATAAAATTTAGGATTAATTTTTATTAGCACTTCGTATTTTCCATCAGATTTCTTTCTACAAAATATTTCATCTTCCGCTTTTCCATCTGGGTCAATATAAATCCAAGAACCATCTATTCCAGCGCATTTAAATGCTTTTTCAGCAAATTCTTTAATAGTATGAGTTTCATTTGATGAAAATACATATTCTTCTGGAGTTCCATTATAATACGGATTACAAGATTCTTGATTAAGCATCATCCATACGCCTTCTACAAAATCCTCTGCATCACTCCAATCTCTTTTAGCTTCTATATTACCTAATTCAATTGGATCAAAATTTTTATTTTCTTTGATTGCGTTGCTAATTCTTGCTACGCCTTTTGTTATTTTTCTTGTAACAAATTCTTCGCCACGCCTAGTACCTTCGTGATTGAATAACCAGCCTTGAATTGCATAAAGATTATAAGAATCTCTATATACTTTAATTAATTGTCTAGCTGCGGCTTTACTTGCCCCATAAGGGCTTCTTGGTCTTAATGGGTGTTTTTCGTCTTGTGGAACATAAACTACATTACCAAATTCTTCGCTTGATCCAGCTTGATACAATCTACAAGATGGTTTATATAGTCTGATTGCTTCTAATATATCTAATACAGAAGTTGAATTAGCTTGCCAAGTTTGTCTTGCAAAATCCCAACTGCTCGCTACAAAGCTTTGGGCTGCAAAATTAATAAAATAATCTGGTTGCATTTTTTCTACGGTTCTAGCAATAGCATGTGCATCAGTAAGATCAAAATTAATTAGATGAAATCTATCAGAATGGATGTGTTTAATATTTTCATGGTTGTATACGCTTAATCTCCTAACTCCACCAAATATTAAAAGATTAGTATTTTTTAATAAAAAATCAACCATATGACTACCATCTTGACCAGTTACCCCAGTTATTACTACCGTTTTTCTACCTTTAATTAATTTACTTGCATCTTCAATATTCAAGATGTTAGCTGTGTCTATTTTCTTTCCATGATACGTTTCCATAAAGTTATTACCTTTCATATTATAAACTATTTAATC